GTGGTGGCGCTGGTCAACTAGCCAGCGGTGCGCGAGGTGGTAACGGGGCATTCTGGGGTGGTGGTGGTGGCGGTGGTGGTTCAGCTCGTACTGGTTTCTTGGGTGGCGAAGGTGGTAATGGCGGTGCAGGATATTGTGAGGTCTACTCGTGGTAAATAATTATGGCATAATCGCAAATGGCATTGTCGTTAATGCTGTCTTGGCAGAAGCAGACTTTGCCGCTGAGCAGGGTTGGGTTCTATTGCCTGAAGGCGTAGGGCCGCTTTGGCTTTACAATGGGAAAAGTTTCAGCGCACCTTTACCTTATGTACCTCCAAAGGAAGTGCAAGAGGCGGCGCGGGCAGCAGCTTATACTCTTGAAGCTGATCCAATATTCTTTAAAGCCCAGCGCGGTGAAGCTACTGAGGCTGAATGGTTTGCAATTGTGGCGGATATCAAAGCCCGCTTCCCCTATCCAAGTGAGTGAGTGACATGCAGCAGGAGATGGACTTGATGGAATTGGCTAAACTTCTCCTGCAATTTGCGGTAATCCCAATCGTGGCGTTCGTATGGATGCACTACAAGATGACACAAAATCATGAGATTGAAATTGCCGTGATGAAGTCAGAGCATAATCTGACTAAGCAAGGACACGACCGCGAACTAAAGGAAATCAAAGATGGCTTTGCCAATGTCCTGACAAAGCTAGATGAAATCCAAAGGGAGATGCGCAAGTGAGCGTTAATCAGGCTGCGCTTAATTTAATCAAGCAATACGAAGGCTGCAAACTATCGGCATATCAAGACATTGTTGGCGTCTGGACCATTGGTTATGGCACTACAGCAATGGCAGATGTTGGCATTTTCCCCTGTAAGGGTTTGACTATTACTCAAGATCGCGCCGAAGATTTGCTGCGTCAGAGTGTTGAGAAATTTGCAGCCACAGTTGATGCGCTGATTACAGTAAACGTAAATGCAAACGAGTTTGGTGCTTGTGTGTCATTGGCGTATAACATCGGCCCGAATGCCTTTGCAAAGTCTACCGTGCTGCGAGAGTTGAACGCTGGCAATAAGGACAAGGCTTCTGCTGCATTCAGAATGTGGAACAAAGCTGGAGGGGAGGTGATCAAAGGTCTGGTCAATCGCCGTGAGGCGGAGATCAAGCTGTTTTTAACGCCTGTCACTGCCGACATGCACACTATGACTGAGAAAGAAAAAACTGAGTCTGGTCTAGCCGCAATCTTCAACGCCATCATGGCAATGTTCCAAGGAATTAAGAAATGACAGCTACTGAAGTTGGCGGCATTGCCCGCGCACTTGCATCTGCACTTGGCGGCTATCTAGTCGGCAAGGGTTTGGTTGATAGCGAGACGGCTACTACTGTTGGTGGTGCTGCGGCTACTATCATCGTTGCTGTTTGGTCTGTGATTGCTAAACGCAAAGCATGATTGCTTTAATCACTTCATTGCTTAAGCCCTTGCTGAACTTCCTTGCCCTGTGGGGGGCCGGAAGATCAGCAGGGCGACAAGCTGCGAAGATCAAGGAGTATGATGGCTATGTCAAAACCTCAAAGAGGATTGATGCGGTTGAGCCTATGCCTGACCCTGATGCTGCCGCTGAGTGGTTGCGCCAGCGCTCTAAGCGACACGGCAATCTGTAATGGTACGGCGCAGAGCCGTACAGCCCATGCTGCGGCGCTGGTGGAGGACGGTGGTTCGCTATCAATGGTTACGGGGGCGTTACTAATCCAGCAGATTGATGCTGGGTGTGGTGAATGACACCTCGTCAGCGTGAGATATACGAAGTAGTTAAACGCCTTGGAAGTAAGACTGCTGCTGCTAAGGAATTGCAGATCGACAAAGCCTATGTTCGTCGTGCCTATGCTTTAGCGGAAGCTTGGTTTAACTTAGACGAAGGCATTGTATCGGCACTAGAGAACACTGGTTTATCTGCTGAGACAGGCAAGCATGGTTGGCGGCGTGTTCAGAACAAGGAAACAGGATCATGGGATTCTGTATTTTGGAAATCAGCAAACCATCAAGATGATCTAACACCTTGGGCTGATCTATTCCGCGAGGCTCTCGGCTCTGTTCCCAAGCCTCTTGATACTCCAACCCCAGACAATGTGGCTTATGATCTTCTGCCTCGTTACATCATTGCCGATGTGCATTTCGGTATGCGGGCTTGGAAGGATGAGACTGGCAACGAATACAGCATTGAAATTGCAGAACAGCGGATGGCCGAGGCATCAGCAATGCTAATCAATGCCGCTCCCTATACTGATCGTGCAATTATTTTGAACTTGGGAGACACGCTCCATCAGAATGATAGCAAAAACATGACGCCGACAAGCGGTCACATACTAGATGTAGATGGTCGCTTTGCCCAAGCAGCAATGGCTGCTGTTAAATCACACGTTGCCATGATCGAAGCGGCTAAGGCCAAGCATAAACAAATTGATGTTGTTGTGCTGGCGGGCAATCACGACCCTGACTTTACCCATATGCTGGCGATAGCATTGGTGATGCGCTACGAAACTGATGATCGTGTCATTGTGCATTGGAACCCAAGCAAGCTTTGGGTCTTTGAGTTTGGGCGCAATATGTTGGCTGCGCATCATGGGGATAAGACTAAGCCGGATCGTCTGGCTATGCTGGTTGCTGATGTTCACGCCCCGATCTGGGGTAGAACCTATTGGCGTTATCTAGATACAGGTCACATCCACCAAGATAGTTCCAAGGACATTGGTGGTATCTTTTGGGAAAGCCACCGCGCGATTACAACACGGGACGCAGCGGCTGCAGGCTTTGGGTACACTGGCAGATCAACGATGAAGTGCGTGACTGTTCATCGCGAGCGCGGTGAAGTCATGCGATACACTGCTGGTATCTAGTTTTCTTTGGGCCACTCTGCCTTGTCGAATATTTTTTCAATCACATCGTACAGGAATGGATTCTCCTTCACGATCTTTTCTCCCATCTTCACGGCATGAATGATGGTTGAATGGTCGCGCTTCATAATCAAACCAATCTTTGGATAAGATAATCCAGTGTGTAGTTTGAGACTGAAGATCAGGACATGTCTGCAACGCGCAATCGTTTGTGACCTGTCTTGCTTGATGAGATCGTTTGGCTTTGCATCGATGAGTTCAGCAAACTCCTTGATCACTACGCGCACATCGTAGTTGTTTGCTTTGTAGATCAGGTGGATTGGGGAAATATACATCTAGCTCCTCATGAAAAAAGCCAGAGCAATTAAGCTCTGGCAGTTATTAGCAGTAACCAACATGGAGAGTGCTGTTACATTAGAACGGCGGAAGGTCATCGTCAAGGTCATTGCGATGGCTAGCTGGCGATGGCTTCGCTTCTTCTTTGTCTCGTGCATCTGAGACAGCGAAGGTCATGTAAGGATTACCATCCTTCACACGCTTCCATGCTGCAATGCGGCGCTCCCATACTGGGCCAGTGTAGTCTGGCGCAGCTTCCGATTCTTTCTTCTCGTTAACAAAGAGAGTGCCGACCTTCTCGAACACTTCAATGATGGCCTTGCCCGCCTTGGTCTGATCTTTAATCAGAACAATCTTGCGGTCGTTGCCATTGCTGTTGACCTTGCCTTGAAGGATCAGCTTCTGCGTGTCGAATGGTTTAAAGGCAGCGCCTTTGTCTAGGTTGTCGTATACTTCTGCCATGCTTCTGGCTCCTTTAATTAAATTACCAACCGCCTTCACTTGCGGGTTTTCCTGAGTCTGCTGTGTACTTGTTTCCGTCCATCTCGCCAAGGAACACATCGGCATTGAAGCCTAAGTGTGACAGGGCTTTTGTCAGTCCATCGGTCACTGACATCTTCGGCGCGTCTTCATTGGTCCTTCCTTTTACTGAGTCAAAAAACTTGCGACAGCCGGGGAATGGGCCGAAGCGATTGCCGTGTTCTTTAGTCCACACCTCAACCTCAGACACAACGGCAGTATCGCCATTGGATAGATTGATGAAGTGGGTCTTGGCATACCAGCCCCAGCCCTGACCGACAGGGCCAAAGGCTCGCGTTGCTGACATGACCTGATACTGGGGATCAATCGAAGTGAAGCTACGTGCGCCTAGCGTAACCTTCTTCAGATACTTGGGATCAGATTTACATACTGAGTTCCAGAGTTCTAAGTTCTTGTCCATTACCGCACCGTGAATAGGAGTGAACCGCTCTTCGAGCGTTTGATTGTGAGAAGATCGCAGTAGACTTCGCGCTCATTGCTGCCGACCATTTGCTTCAGGTCTGACTTGGCATCTTCAAACCGCTTGGCTGAATCTTTGTATTGAAGATAGTCAACGGCTCGGCTGATGAACTCGTTGTCTTTGCTGGCGTCTCTGCGGACCATATTGTCCACCGAGATTTTGTCTGTTTCGATCTGAGGGATGTCGATACCAACAGGCTCTTCATCCCGTAGAACGTAACCCCAGAAGTCTGACACCACCGCCCACATTGAATCGAAATAGACTGCGTTATACGAGACATAGTTGGACTCCCACCTACCATTGCCAAAGATCACCGATAGATAAGCACCCTCTGCTTTGGCAAGGTGGCAATAGAGTTGGAGTTGAGGCATGTATCTCTCAATGACTGCATCCATATTGTTGCGATCATTGGTATGCTTGGCTTCAACGATAGCCCCATCCCACATGGCGTCGACCATTCCCTTGGCAGGAACAATCCCAATCTCCATCTGAATCTCACGCTGATGACCACCGAGGATACAGTCGTGCTGCTTCTCAAACCAACCAAGGTTGAAGCCTTCGGTATGAATACCAAGTTGCACTGCGATGTTGTTACTTAGATCGTCACCTTCGGCACGACCTGTTTTGATTTGCCAAAGCTTTAGCCAATCACCTTCCATGATGCGGGTGCAATCTGACCCACCTATAAAACCTTTGCGGTTCATTCTTATTCTCCAGTTGTTAGGTGTTGATATGTTACTGCATATACGCAGCTAAGTAAAGATCATAAGGTTCGAGGTCGCTAACATTTATATGGCGGAGAAGTTCTTTTCTTTTGCTGCCTTTCAGCCAAGACGCACACAGCGGTTCTCCTGCGCGTATGTGCTTGAGTGCAATCTGTAGTGGGTCTATGCGCCAAGCCCCCTCAGTGCTGCTCCTTGGGGCTATTTGACCGCTCTGCGTCAATGCTTTGACTGCATCAACAAACTCCTTGGCGGTCGGCAGGGTGCGGCTCTTGGCGGATCGTGAAACCTCTTTGGTGATTGAAGCCAAGAGGGTTCCGATCCGCTCCTCTGTAAGTGGTGAGGGTAGGTTGCCGTTGATAGCTTCGATCACATCCATCGCCGCTATCTTGGGATCAACATCTCTTGGCATGTTGAACCTGATTGTTATCTCAGCTCGAAACCAATTGGTGATGTGACTGATTCGCTGGTCATAGTTCATTGAAGACATTGCCCCACCCCGATGCTGGTTTGCTTTCCTCTGTAGCTAGGTCATCTTCCCAACGCTCCGCGTTCAGCCATGTGGTTGGATGCGGGATGTACTTGGGTTCAATCTTTGCCTCAACGCAGTGCGCTGCGTAGGCAATGGCTGCTTGAACAATCTCATTGCCATCCGCCAAGTCGAGGGCGCGAGTGAATGAAATCCGTGCTGCGCCTTTGGCTACGCGCCGAGGGTAGGCATTCCAGAAGGCAAGAAACAATGGCGAGTCTTGAAGGCGTGGCCTAGTCCGCTGACTTAGGTAAACTACAGGATTATCCTTGGTCATTTTTTTCTCCATTGGTTACAGTTGTGACTTGATACTCAACTCTCCACCGCAAGCTGCATAGCCAGCCATATCAATCCAGTTGTCAGCATGTTCTTCATTGTTCCAAGCGCGTGCTGCCTTAAGGTCGATCAGCATGATAGCAACCTGATGCGGAGTGATGCTCATGCGAAGACGAGCAGACCATACGGCTGCGATGTGTTCGAAGTTCCGCTCAATACTGCCGTGTGTTTTGGCTCGGTCGTTTGTTACAATTTCCTTAGCAGTGTTAAGGATTGTCTCTCGACCCATGCTGTAGACTGTCATTCTGGTTCTCCATTTTTTGTTGGTAGATGAAGTCGATATGTTCTTCGACCTTATCCCATGCCTCTTGTATCATGGGAGTTCCCTCACTGCGGATTGCTTTACGCAACGCATTGATTTGATTGAACATCTTGATGATGTTACGATTGCCGTATTGGTTTGTGATTTTGTTTTTCCTTCAACGGAAGGTAAGGCGAGGGGCAATTGGATGATAGGCTGTAGCGCAGACTTGTTCGACCAATACAAAAAGCTTCCCGTTACCGCTTGCTAAATGTGTTCGCCCCTCTTCACCTGTTTATCAACAGTAGCATTTTGGATCAAGTGCCTAAATCACTTGGCCTTGGCATAGGTCGTGGTGATACGATGATCTGATCTGTAT